TATTAGAAGGAACTACACAGAGGGAGACCCCCTTAAAACTAAAGTTCAATATTTTGTACACTACAAATTTTTACCAGGTCTTGGGTTCTATGGCTTTGGACTGATACACATGATTGGTGGCTTATCAAGAACCGCCACTGGCGCACTGAGACAATTAATAGATGCTGGAACACTGAGCAACTTACCTGCTGGTTTCAAAGCCAGAGGTCTAAGGATCAGGGACGACGAGACTCCACTAGAACCCGGAGAGTTTAGAGACGTGGATGCACCAGGCGGAGCGTTAAAAGATTCCATCATTCCTTTACCTTATAAAGAACCGTCGCAAACATTAATGCAGTTGCTTGGTTTTTGTGTAGAAGCAGGACAACGTTTTGCGTCTATCACCAACATGAACGTTGGCGATGGCAATGCAGAAGCTCCCGTTGGAACTACTATGGCGTTATTGGAACAAGGCACACGAGTTATGTCTGCTGTCCACAAACGTTTGCATTACGCACAGAAATTAGAGTTCCAAATACTAGCAAGATTATTTTCTCAATCCTTACCCGCTGAGTATCCGTACCAAGTGGTTGGTGGAGATCAATCCATTAAACAAACTGACTTTGATGAGCGCGTAGACGTCATCCCTGTTAGTGACCCCAACTTCTTTTCTATGGCTCAACGTATTACGTTAGCTCAACAAGAATTACAATTGGTGCAAAGCAATCCAGAACTGCACAACATTAAAGAAGCGTACAGAAGAATGTACCAAGCACTAGGTTCTGAAAACATTGAAGCTTTGTTACTTCCAGATCCACCACCTCCCGCTCCTGTGGATCCCGCCCAAGAGAATGGTGCGGCATTGATGGGTGCGCCACTGACAGCATTCCCAGAACAAAATCATGCTGTACACATAGAGGCGCATTTATCTTTCTTGGCAAGTCCAATAGCAATGATGAACCCAATGGTTGCACCAGCTATGGTGTCACACATTTTTCAACACATATCATTACAAGCACAGAACATGGTAGACCAACAGATGCCTGAACAAGAACAACCAATGCAACCAAACGGAGCACCGCAAGAACCTCAACCGAATCCAGAAAAAGATTCGTTGAAAGCACAAATCGAAGTGCAAATCATGAACGAAATCTTGCCACGTCTTGAAGAGATAATGACTCCACCAGAAGATGGTGTTGTACAACTTAAACAAGAAGAGCTTCAAATACGTGCAAAAGAAAACGAAGATGATAAACTTATTGCTGAAAAGAAATTAAAACTGGACGCAGCCAAGTTAAAACAAAAAGATCAATCGGAAGAAGAAAAATTGAAATCACAAGAAGACATAGCCGCAATGAAAGTTGGCGTCGAGAGAGAAAAATCTCAACAAGATAGAGGGAACAGATAATGTCTATTAACTTTGACTTTAACGAGAGAATGCGTGAAAGAGAAGACGCAAGACCTACGACTCCTGCTTTAGCTTCGCAACCTTACGTAGCACCAGCAACAACTCCTGTAATGATGGACACTGCTGTTATTCCAACAGGTACGCCAACCCTAGAAGAAGTACAAGCAGCTCTTGCCGCAATGGGAACAGGAATGCCCTCTTTAGAACAAATACAAGCAGCTGTTGACGCAATGGGAACAACTCCTCCAGGAGTAGCCGCCTCCGCCGCAGCTAATGCACCTGTAACGACTGCACCTTTAACTACCCCTAATAATGCTATCTTAGATGAAAGACAATTAGAGCAGATGTACGCATCAGATGAGATGCCAACACAACAAGAAATAGATGAAATGGTTGCAGCAGCCACGGGCGGTGGTCAACCGACCACGGACAAAAATCCTTTTGGATTTGGTGGTGAAAACTTTTATAGCGGAGAAGGTTTTATACCTCCCCCAGAAGGATCTATGAATACCATGGCTATAGAAAATTATTACAATCCTTCAACAGGGCAAATTTACAGGACCATGTCAGGAGGCTACACAGCTCCTTCAGGTTGGATTAGCGGAACTAAAGAAGACTACGAAGGCAACAAAGAATATTATGACAATATTCTTGCAGGGCAAGGAACAGGAACTACGCCTCCCAATTGGTGGTCTGAGTACGGCTACCCAGATGCAGAAACAGCTATAAATTCTGGAGACTTTGTTTTCGATATGGCAACTGGGTGGAGCCTTAAGACTACTGACGGAACCGATACAGGAACAGGCGACGGAACAGGAACAGGCGACGGAACAGGAACAGGAACAGGCGACGGAACAGGAACAGGCGACGGAACGGAAGATGGTTTTATGACAGAACTCGAAGCAATGATAGCCGCTATGCAAGCGGAAGGAACGGCCTCAGCAGAAGCAGAAGCCGCTGCACAAGCCGAATTAAACAAAACATCTCAAAATTATGTGGTAGGAGGCTCAGCCATGGGATACAATCCTTATGTGAGCGGACAATATCAATCTAACCCATACGGAAACGCAGGCATCCCAGATATGGGCGGAATAACAAGTATTCCTGTCCCAGCTCCGCTACAAAATTTTGTGCCACCACAAGACCAACCCACAGCAATGGAAACGTTTAATGCGGGCTATCAATCACCGAGGACGACTACATCGACATAATACAATTCGCGACTGCTGTAATGCGCGCAATAGCTACCAAAGAACAGCAAATCCAAGAAATGATGACTAACGGTGAAGTAAAAGACTGGGAGCATTATCGAAATCTTACTGGACAAATAACTGCGCTTAATTACGCTCGCGAAGAAATAAAAACTTTATTAAAAAACCAGGAGATATCTTATGACACCTAGTCCAAGTAACTTAGCTATGGAAGACGAATGGAAAAAGAAAGAGGAACAAAAAGCCCCTCTTCAAAAAGCTTACGATGCAGGAAAGAAAAAAGAAGATTCAACAACGCTTAATCCTGAAAAATTAGACTCAGAACTACTCGAACAATTGCCTTCACCTACTGGGTGGAGAATTATGATATTACCGTACAGGGGCCAAGGACAAACCGACGGCGGTATTGTTCTAACAAGTGACACAATGGAAAGGCAACAAGCTGGAACCGTTTTAGGCTATGTATTAAAAGTCGGACCACAAGCGTACGACGGAAAAAGATTTTCTAGTGGCCCTTGGTGTAAAGCAGGAGATTGGGTATTGATCGGAAGATACTCAGGTTCTCGCATACAGATACAGGGCGGAGAAATAAAGCTACTGAACGATGATGAAATTATCGCCACAGTACCTGACCCAGAAGCAATTTTGCATCAATTTTAATAATCATGGAGAAGAACCATGCCCGACCTTAATAAAAAATCTGGCGAAGAGCTTGTACCATTAGATGATACAGGCCCTGAAGTAGATATAGAAATAGATGAAGACTCTAGTTTACCTATTACAACTCAACAGCCTGAAAAGCCGTTGTTGGAAGAAGGACTAACACAAGTCATAGACCCTGAAGTAGTAGTTGGAGACGATAATGAACATGAAGAATACAGTAAGGGAGTCAAGAAACGTATTGACAAACTTACAGGAAAACTTCGTGAAGCAGAGCGTCGTGAAAAAGCTGCCACTGCATACGCTAAAAACGTATACACCGAGAACCAAAGTTTACAAGAACAAAAAACGAATCTCGATGGTAACTATATAATTGCGGAAGCAAATAGAATTACTGCCGAAACCGAAGCAACGAAGAACGTATTAAGAAAAGCAAACGAAGAAGCCGACGTAGACTCACAAACGAACGCACAACAAAAACTAGCTGCTCTTGCGGTTGAAGCTCAACGTGTACAAGCTTTGAATCAAGAGAGATCTGCCAGAACTGGACAGGTCGCAGCACCACAACAGTTTAATCAAGAAGTTCAACAACAGCCACAGCCCGCACCACAAGCTGAACCAGATCCTAAAGCTCAATCTTGGGCAGAAGACAATCCTTGGTTTGGAAATGATCGTGCTATGACTATGACTTCTTTTGTAATTCATCAAGATCTCATGAACGAAGGGTTTGACGCCACGAGTAATGAGTACTATAGTGAAGTTAATAAAAGAATTCGTGATGACTTCCCTGACAAATTTGACAGAGAAATCACGCAAATGAACCGACCCGCTCAGGCGGTAGCCCCTGCTAAACGCAGTGCTAAAGCTGGGCGCAAAACTGTGAGACTCACACCTTCACAGGTTGCGATAGCAAATAAATTGGGTGTGCCTTTAGAAGAGTACGCGAAATATGTTGAATAACGTGGAGTTAACATGACAAATAAAAATAATAATAAAGACGAAAGTCGAGAACCACGCGAAGCCCAAACTCGTGAGAAGAAATCCTCACGTAAACCTTGGGCTCCACCGTCCGCTTTGGACGCACCTACACCACCTGACGGTTATTCACACAGATGGGTAAGAATGGAAATCAGAGGCCAAGACGATTCAAAAAACGTTATGGCTAGACTTCGTGAAGGATGGGTTCCTGTGAGAGCAGACGAATACCCAGACTTCGATTCTCCCGTTGTTAGTAATGGTAAGTTTGAAGGAGTGATAGGAGTTGGGGGATTGATTCTTTGTAGAATCCCTGTCGAGACTATACAGGAAAGAGCCAAATATTTTGCGGATAAAACGCAGAACCAGATGGACGCTGTAGATAACGACATGATGAAAGAGAGTCACCCTAGTATGTCTATCAATAGACCCGATAGACAATCTCGCGTAACAATTGGTGGGACTCAAGGTTCTAAGAACTAAGAGTCCTTTTATAATAATTCTTGGAATTAGAGGAATAAAATGGCAAATGTAGACAAAGCCTTTGGCTTAAGACCTTATAAAGGTCTAAATGTCGGTTCAGCCGTTCAGCAAGCAAATAAATATAATATTGACCCTTCAGGATATGGCACAGCCATATACCAAGGCGATTTAGTTATATTTGCAGGTGGATATATTAACAGTTCAGCAGTTGGTTCTGCTAACAATGTTGGTGTGTTTTCACATGTATATTACGTTGCTACTGACGGTACTCCTACCTACTCGAATAATTATCCAGCTTCAACTACGGCACTTGGTGGCGGCGATATAGACGTTTTCGTTTATGACGACCCAAATCAATTGTTTGTTATACAAGCGGATGGTGCTTCGGCAGTCACATGTATCGGCAGAAATGCTGACACAGATGGCATAGGTGGTAGTGCAACAACTGGCGTCTCCACTCGCGAACTAGACTCTAGCACCATAGCAACTACTCAAGCACTTCAGCTTAAAATAGTAGGAGTTGTCCAAGATGATTCAAACGGAGATCTCGCAAGCGATAACGCTAATTTGGTAGTACAAATTAACGAACATGCTTACAGAGGTCCTGTTGCAGGAACTTAAGAGGTAATTTGAAATGGCTATTAGTAGAGCACAATTAGTTAAAGAATTGCTTCCAGGACTGAATGCGTTATTCGGACTCGAATACGATCGTTATGATAGGGAACATGAAGAAATTTATGAAACCGAATCTAGTGACCGTGCTTTCGAAGAAGAAGTAATGTTATCAGGCTTCGATGCAGCACCCGTTAAATCAGAAGGGGCAGGCGTGGCATTTGATTCGGCTCAAGAGGCCTTCACATCACGCTACTCTCACGAAACTATAGCACTGGCTTTCAGCATCACCGAAGAAGCGGTCGAGGATAATTTATACGACAGATTGTCGGCTAGATACACTCGCGCGCTTGCTCGTAGCATGTCGAACACCAAGCAAGTCAAAGCGGCTTCAGTATTAAACAATGCATTCTCATCAAGTTTTGTCGGCGGCGACGGAAAAGAGCTTTGCGCAACGGATCACCCAACTGTGGGTGGACCTAATTTGCGTAATGAACTTTCTACCGCATCTGATCTAAGCGAAACTTCATTAGAACAAGCATTAATTGATATTGCAGCTTTTACAGACGAGCGTGGTTTAAAAGTAGCACTACAAGGAGTGAAATTAATCATTCCTAAAGAGCTACAGTTCACTGCTGACAGATTGTTGGAAACACCAGGCAGAGTCGGAACTTCGGATAATGATATAAACGCAATGCGTAACATGGGCATGGTCCCAGAAGGTTACACTGTGAATCATTACCTTACCGACACTGATGCTTTTTTCATTAAGACTGATTGCCCGAACGGATTTAAAATGTTTAATCGTTCGCCAATTAGAACTTCAATGGAAGCTGATTTTGACACAGGTAATGTTCGCTATAAGGCTAGAGAAAGATACTCATTCGGATTTTCGGATCCGCGTTGTGTCTTTGGTAGCCCTGGAGCATAGGTTAACTTAACTTAAATGGAACCCGGGCGGGGGTTTCTTACTCAACCCGCCCACTTTATTTACACACACCCCAATTTTTTCTGATATAGTATAATTACTAGGATAATTATATTTGTTTTATCGACTGACCTAGCAGACAAGCCGAGACGATAGAACTTATTTTTTCAGGAGAAAAGATTATGGCAAATTCGACATTCAGTGGACCGGTCAGGTCCGAAAATGGTTTTAAAACCATTGATACAAATTCAACAACAGGTGCGATAACAGATGGGTTGGTAATCAACGCAGATGGTAATATCTTTACTGATGCTGGTGAACACATTCAATACGCAGCAGCAACAGGATATGGACCTGCTGACCTTATCGTAGGTAAAGGCGGAAGCCAATACGGTACAGTAGACCCTTTTACTTCAGGACTTACTCAACTGTTTCCTTTAGGAAGCAGATTGCTTTATGGTAATTCTGTTTATGCTTATGGTAGATTAGCCGCAGCTGCTGTAACAGCAGGTAAGTGTGTAACACACGCTGGTTCAATTGCTCATCACTTTGATTTAACACCAACCGCAGGCGTAGCCGCAGGTGAGACAGCAATCTCAGTAGAGACTGCTGGTACTGACATAACGCTTAACCAATATGCAAATGGGTATCTTTATGTAAATGATGCTGCAGGTGAAGGTCAAATGCTTAGAATTAAATCTAATCCAGCACACGATCATTCAGCAGACCCTTCAATTGTTATTACTTGCTATGATGATTTAGCAACAGCGATAACAACAAGCTCAAGAATTACTTTAATTCCTGATCCAAGAAGTGGTCAAATTGTTCAAGCCGCTACAACTACAGGTGCTACACTAGGTGTAACAGTAGTTGACATGGCCGCTAGTGCTTATGGATGGTTTACAGTTTCAGGACCAGCTACAGTATTGACTTCAGGAACACTTGTTGTCGGTAACCATGCAGTACCATTAGGTGCAGCAGGTGCAGTTGGACCAGCCGCAGGAGATGTAATACAAGTAATTGGTACAGTTATGATTGTTAATGTAACTACTGACTACTCATTAATTAACCTTGCAGGTATTATCTAAATTAGGAGTTAATCATGGCAGGACGTACAGACGTAAAAGCGGTCTTTATTACCGCCGATACTACAGCTTTAGATGCAGATGGTATATCGGTTGCAGCAGGAGTAGGAAATAACGCAGCCCTCGTAATAGGGGGAGCGTTAGCTTCTGGTGGTGCGGTTGCTCTTGATTCTGGAAGAGTAGTAACTATTCTTTCTGCTGGAAATGATGCAGCTAAATCATTTACTGTTACAGGTACTGATGTTAATGGCGATGCTCAAACAGAGTCAATAACAGGTGCTAATGCAGGAACAGCTACTGGATCTAAATATTTTAAAACAATATCAGGTATTTCAGCAGTGGGTAATCCAGCAGGTAACGTATCCGCAGGAATTAATAATTCTGCGGCGGATGTTATTTTTGCAGGTCCGGGGAGATTAAAAGGAACGTTTATAGTAAGTTCAGCAACGGCTGGAACCCTAGATTTTCTAACAACTTCTCCTGTAGGAACAAGTAGAATGAAATTAGGAAGTGTTGCTAGTGCAACTGTATCTAGAGACGTAACAATGCCAGATGATGGTGTTTATTTCTCCGCTGGAATTTATATCCAATACACACGTAGCACTTTTGGAACAATGACAGCGTTTCACGCTTAAAAGGAGAAGATTATGCCAGGAATGAGAAACAGAAGAGAAGCTATTCGCAATGGCCAAGATTGGACTAAAGGAACTAAAGGCTACAATATGGGTGGCACAGTAGGTGGCGAAGTTATGGGCTATGAGATGGGCGGCAAAGTTAAGAAGAAGTCTAAGAAGTATGGTGGCTAGAAATGGCTACATCAGAAACTACTTCATTTGATCTTAGTGTCGATGAGCTTATAGAAGAAGCTTACGAACGTTGCGGTCTAGAACTACGAACAGGATATGATTTAGAGTCTGCTAGACGGTCTTTAAATATTATGATGGCAGAATGGGGCAATCGTGGTCTTAATCAATGGTTAATAAAACAAAACAGTTTTACCGTTACAAAGGGAGTTAACGTCAAGGAATTGGACACTAACGTAATAGACATTACGTCAGCTATAATTCAACGCGATAACATAGACTATCAGTTGGAAAGAATTGGTCGGTCTTCTTTTTTGTACATCCCCAACAAAAGTGCAGAAGCTCGACCTAATCAATTCTTTTTAGAAAGACAAATTACCCCTAAAATATATATCTACCCTACCCCTGAAAATTCTACAGATGTAATTTCATACTACGCCTTAACTAGGATGCAAGACGCAGGTGATTTTACAAACAACATGGAAACTGTATTTAGATTTTTGCCTTGCATGACAGCAGGTTTAGCTTATTATATATCCATGAAAAGAGCTCCCGATAGAATGGGGCTTTTAAAACAAGTTTACGATGAGGAATTTGACCGAGCGGCTTCTGAAGATATTGATTCAGTAAGTTCTCGTTTTCTTCCTCCTAGAATGATTATATAAAGGAGAGATACAATGGGAATGTTTAATAATTTAGCAGGAGGGCAATTTCCAACACCTTCATTACCTATGCCCGGAAGAGGCGGAGGCGGAATTGACTACTTGATGAAAGGAGGAGCTCCAAGCGTAGGGCTCGGAGGAGATAGAGCACCTTCTCTTCCTGTCCCTGTACAACCACAACCCGTGCCTGTACAACCCGTGCCTGTACAACCCATGCCTGATATGGAAATGTTGATGGCTCAAAAAAGACAGTTAGAAGAACAATTAGCTCAAATCAATGCCCAAATAGAAGCTCTTAGAAACAAAGGTGGCGGTGTAACTCCAGATCTTCTAGCACAAATTGAAGCACAAATTTTGGCTTCTAGGAATGATGGCGGTGGTGGTGGAATGTTTGGCGGCGGCGGTCGTCCTTAAAGTGAATGGCTTTTGCAGCAGCTAAACACGCATACGGAATCTGCGATATTTGCAGTCAGCGTTATCGTTTAAAAACACTACAAACTCAATGGGATGGTATGAAAGCTTGTTATCAATGCTTTGATACAAAACATCCGCAATTA